ACAAACATAATAAAGGCTATGGGTGACAATCCATCACAAACTGACCATGATTTAGTATTGGCATATATAGACAGATTAGTAAAAGCAACCACACAGAAAACCCATGTGGTTGATTTGGTATTAGGTATTTCACATCTAAGGAAGGTTGCAGAGAAGCAACTAGATCAGCCAAAGGTAATGCTTAGATGAAGAATCCTACATTTGAGCAAGATGTTGAAACACTAAGATCATTACTGCCAACAAACGACAAAGAGATTTCAGTAGATTTTCCACAGTATAGAGGCATGACATTCAAAGAGTTTTGGGAGGCACTACCAAGAAAATTAGAATACTTTGACTATGAGGAAGATATAATTAAAACGTTAGAAAGTAAAAAGAAAATCTGGATTAAAAAGGCAACAGGGCTAGGTGTAAGTGAGATATTCTGTCGTTTCATAGCTTGGAACTGCCTTAAAGATGATGTATGGAAGAATGATCAGGTAGATGTATCAGCAGTAATCATCACAGGTGCAAGTCAAGATTTAACCAACAAGATTATCGGTAGGATAAAGAATCTGTTTGATTTAGATTTCAAGACCAAAGAATCACTTGTAATATTAAACGGTTGCAGGATAGAGGCATTTCCAACAATGAATCTTTCACCAAGCAGGGGGTTAAATCCATTCTTAGTATTACTAGATGAGTGTGATTTCTTTCCATCACGTTACCAAGATGAAGCAAGGACAGTAGCAGAGAGGTATATTCCAAAGACCAATCCATATATCGCTATGGTGTCCACACCTAATCTACCTGGTGGATTGTTTCAGCGTATGGAGGAGGAATATGAATTGTTAAGCGATAAGGACAAAGAGGATTTCTATGTAATGAAACACCTTGACTATACGGTAGGGTTAAACAAGGTATTTGATCCAGAGGATATTAGAGTAGCCAAACTGTCACCATCATTTGGCAGGGAATATCAATTACAATATGGTATGGGTATAGGTGATGTGTTTGAAAATATTGATGAGATTATTGAGGAATATGATCTTAACATTATTGGTGGCAGGGGTGGCTGTTATGGTGATCCTGCATTTGGTTCATCAAACTTTGGTGTACTAGGGGGGGAAATAAGAGATGATATGTTATACATAACAGAGGCAAACGAATTTCCAAGAGCTAGTCCATCATCAATGTTGGATATGATGGAAGATATGGCACACAGGTATAATGACAACTGCAAGATAGATTCAGCTCACCCTGGCTTCATCAGGGATTTAGAGGAGAGAGGTGTTCCTGCACTACCTGTTAATTTCGGGCTTCAAATAAGGGATCACGAATCAGCAAACGTTCAATCATTACGTTCAAAGATGGCTATTAATTCAGCACAGATGGTCAAGAACGGTAAGGTAAGGATTCACCCATCACATACAAAACTGATAGCACAGTTAAGATCAGCACAGTTTGATAAACGAGGTGGCATAGACAAATCTGAATTGAACTTTGATATTGGTGACTGTTTCATCATGGCGTGTTGGGATCTTAAAGAGTTTGATTATGGTCATTATGATATTATGGCAAACAGATTAGTCAATCAAAACGATACCGAAAAACCTAAAAGCAAGGGTGGAATATCATTAAACACAGAGGTATTTGAATGAGTAACGTAATGACCAATGACGCAAAGTTGCAAGAGTTTATCGTCAAGGCAACAGGCAAGACAGTAGGAAGAAACACCAAGCAAACATTAGCCACTCTATTTGCCAATTCATACGCTGAATATGTCAAGGCGTTTAAGCAACTAAAGCAGGGATATGATATATACAAAGAACAAGAGGATATAATTGATAAGATTAAAGAGGAGATAAAAGACCTTGATGTGATACCAACATCTGTAATTACTACCATTATTGAAGCAAAGCCAAAGGAAAAAGTTGACTAAGGATTTTCATGTTTGTGAACAGTGTTTTGAATTTAGAGGTAGAAGATTTAAGCGTGAAGGGTGGATATTGACTTATGAATGACGTGCCAAAGACACAGGAGGCATTACTACTATTATTTGTAAAATCAGTTGATGGTATAATAGACGCTATTGAGAAGAAAGACAAAGAGTTAAAGAAAGCAAAGGATTATGATGATATAACCAAACTGCATTACAGCAGGAAGCTAATCCAAGATTGGTTTAGAAACAAGGGTGGAATACCAATACCCGACTAATTTATTCTATTATATAAAGAATAATTAAGAAAGTACATTATGATCCCATTATTATTGAATCTAGGTATTACTTCTGTTAATAATTGTGGTAGCATATAATTGGCATACGGTCTTTATCTTATAATGGATCAACCTAAATGGTTCAGGGGTGACTTTAGTGCAACAAACAAACTGACAGGAACAATTTATTCAGATACAAAATTTACAAGAAAAGCAAACTTAACAGGATATACGATTACAATTAGACTAACCAAGAATCACAGATGGGGTGATTATTTCAACAAGACAGGAAGCATAGTATCAGCAACAGGTGGCACTTTTTCATACGCAGTAGCAGAGAATGAGATACCACCACCAGGCTTATACAATGTCAAGATTGAATTGTCCAAGTCAGGAGCAAGAGAATCAACATTAAATAGACAGGAATTAATGGTAGTTGAAGGTGCAACAGCTTGAATAATCCCTTTAAAGAAAGTAAGATTGAGGAAGCCAAAGCTCCACTGGCAAAGATAGTAAGATCAGATTATCAGCGTGAACAACCTATTCAAGTCACCTTTGAGCAGTTGATTAAATATCACGACAGGACACCACAATTACAAATAGCAGTATCATCTTATTCAGAATTAATCACTGGAACTGAAATGAACATTACCTGCAAGTCAGATAAGGCAACAGAGGTGTTAAACGATTGGGTTAGAAATGCTGACTTTTACAACAAGTTTGAAAACATGGTCACTACCTGTCTAATCACTGGCAACAGTATCTTAGAGAAATTAGATGAGAATGACATACAGGGAGTAGAGGAAGTGGATATGCAAACCATAATATCCAAACACAGAAACGAATATGGTGAATTACAACACTATGAGCATAGGACTAATCATGGTCAAACAGCCAAGTTAGGTGAGGGCAAACTAGGTAAATTTATCGAATTTAACTTAACAAACTATTCTAAACAAGCATGGGGAAAATCATTATTCTATTCACTAGCCATTCCAAGAACAATAGGAAACAGGACAACACCACCATTAATTGAGGTCATGTGGTCTATCGAGGATTCTATGTCAGCCATCATTATGAATAACGCTTATCCAATTACCACAATTACTTATGCTGGTGCAAGTGATCCATACTTGGAAAAGGAAGCAGTTAGATGGCAAAAGTACAAGCCAGGTGATAAGAGGGTTCAGAAGATAAAGCCTGAAATAGAATTTTTTGAAACAGCAGGGAATAGCAAGTACACAGATTATATTCAACACTTAGAAAAGGTATTTGAACTTGGCACTCAATTTCCACACGATATTATGACAGGTGACTTCACTAGCAGAGCCTCATCTGAAACAACAGATAACATTGTAATGAAAAGGGTTAGAGGTTATCAGCGATACTTGGCTAACAAACTAAAGGTAGAGTTGTTTGACAACATACTAATCCAGAACGGTTATGATCCAGAGGTGGAAGAATGTAAGGTTGCTTTCACATCACAGAACATAGTAGAGTTGCAAGTTGATCAGATTAAAGATTTGACCACTCAAGGCATTATGACCAAAACAGAATCAAGAGATTGGTTAAGAGTTAATACTGGAATGGAATTACCTGATGATGATGAGATACAAGCAAATCAAGACGCACAATCAACCATAGCCAAAAACGCACAGGACATTAAACAGGAATATTATAATCAGGAAAATTTGAAGCAAATATCAAAAGTAAAAGCCAAGCCAAAAGTAACGTGTAAGATGTGTAAGGAAGGACAACACTCACTATGCACCAAACGAAGATGTGAATGTCAATGACTGACTTTGATGATTTGACTAAAAGGATCTTGGACAGATTGGACACCTTTGAAGAAAAGATAGAAAGCTTGTGTGAAAGATTAATGAAAGTCGAATATGAGCTTAATACCCACTTTAAAGAAATAGACGCTAAACAGTCAAACAAGGATAGAAAGTTTTACATCATCATAGCAGGTATGGGTATTATATTTACTATGGTAGAGGTATTACAAAACATATTATGACCAATTATGAATTAGTAGGTGAAACGACAGGTGCAAAGGCACAAAACGCAGAATGGTTCACAACTGATCTTCAAGTATATCTAAAGCCAAAACATTGTCATTTTAACATTTCAATCAGTAATAATTCATCAATAGAAATGACCTTTGATGGTGGCAGTAATTGGGTAGATTTTACAAAAAGTAATCAGTTAGATTTAGCTGATGAAATTCATATTAT